CAGCCTTACGGTATCTATTTGCTAAAAGTTGAGCCTTTCGTGCAGACCACTGCCCAGGATTCCCACCTTTAGAACCAGCCATAATTTCCCTCTTGAGGCGCTCACGTAAGCCAGGCTTTGTGTAGTTGCCCAATGACTTCTCTGAGATCGTTGGTGCGCCTGAAAGGAAGTTATCAATCTGGACTGATACCCACATGGGGGTTTGTCCTTTTGATGTTCTTTGATTATCCATTAAAAATCTCCTGAAGATTCTGGCTCATCGTTGCGTGATTTATCTCTATCGGATGTGGTGAACCTAGATTTATTTGCAATTCTCATCTTTGCGTTTTCACTCAGTTGGAATAGTCCCCAGCGTTCACTTTCTTTAAAAATATTAGAAATATTGTTAAATTCGTGGTTCCTAGAGATGTTTTCAATTTGTTCCTGCGCTGAGCCGTCATGCGTTGATGATGTAACACCCAATGAACGTGCAATATCTGCAACCCTTACGTCAATATCGTCACTAGAGCTGCTCTCGCCTGCTGGGAATTCCTTCGGATCATAGTTTGGATTTCTGGTGTGCTCTCTTGAAATTTCTTTCAATGTTTCGCTAAATATTTTCTTTCTTTCCTCCGAAACCTTTGCTATAGCATCTTGCACTTCTTTTGTCTGCTCTGGAGTCCAGTCAATTAGTGGGTTTCCTTCAGGGCGAGTTACGCCAAAATCAGAAGTTCCGGGAACTTTTACAACTCTGGCCACTCCTTTTGGAAGTTTTAACCCTTCACCCGGTTTTGGAGTAAGCCATGAGTCAACCGCATATAGGTTGTCAAGCGCATCGGGGTTTGAATCAAGCATTGCCTGCAATGGAATAAGCACCAAGTATGTTCCATCAGTTGGTGTCTGCCTGTACATATGTCCGCCAACTGGGTGATTAATAGCGAAGTGAATGCTCCCTCTGTGTGCTTCCATGGCTTCGCCAGTGAGTTCATCAATCCGAGGTTTTCCGGTTTTTGGATCTACAGCTACATAATCTTCTGTCGGTCTTAATACGTAATTGCCTTCTTCGTCTGTCTGTGGCGTATACGAGGTCTCGTGAACCAAATACATGTCCTTAATTTCAAGAGGGCGCTGTGGTAGTCGAGTCCACTCGTCTTGCGGAGACTTTTCAGATATTGTCGCCCCTGGGGCATTAGATATCCACCACTCTGGAGACTTCCTATCTTCTGGCGTCTCTCCACGCAATGAGCGTGTATTCTCTCGGCGTTTTGCTTTTGCCTCAGCCATTTTTTTCTTGCCGATTTCAGCAAGCCTCAAAAGTTCCCTGCGAGCGTCTCCATCTCCTCTTGATGCTGCGTACAAGAGTGCAGACGTAATGCCCTGGTTTGATTGATCCTCTTCCATTTGCCCGACTGTTGCATCAAACCAAAGAGCCGCATATTCTCTACCCTCTTTTGATTCAGGAGATGTGTTGGTTATCCTGAATGGGTTTATTGGAAGCGTTTCAACTTCCCGATCATCAACTGAATCAACACCGAATGCAATTTTTTTTCCATCAACATCATAAACCGGAACAAGAGTATCTCTTTCTTTTAGGCGTCTAGATTCATAAACTCTTCTCTTGCCGGATACCGTTGATGCTGGTGAAGATGAAACTTTACCAACTCTTTTTATATTGCCAGAAGAAAGTCCTGCGACTTTACGTGCTTCAAATTCTGCTAACTTTTTTTCATATTCAGCAAATTTCTGTGGGTACTCTGCCATCTGTTTTGCATACCTCTGACGCTTAACGTCTTGCCTCTTAGGGATGCCATCAACATCTAGTAGTTGTTTTGGCGTCGTGCTATCGGCAATAGCGGCTTCGAGCATTCTGCTGATTATTAGTCCAGATGTTTCTGCATCAACATCAGCGGAATGCCAACCCCCGCCCATATCAACTCCTAGAAATTCCGCTAGTGGACCAAGTGAGTTTGAAGCAAACGGCTTACCGCTATCTGGATCAATCTGGAATGGCCCAACGGGATTCTCTGGAGTCCATTTTCTGACGACTTCGTCAGCAACTGACTTTGAGTCAATAACTCCAGCGTAAGTAAATTTAATTCCATTATCCTTCATTGATCTTTCAAGATGACGTAGATCAAAAGGTGTGTACTGACCCCCAAGGAGCGGATTTTGTCCAGCCCATGCTACGAATTGTGCATGGGCTTCCTTTATTGACATTTGCTGATCAGCCCATTCTTGCGTTAGTGGATCGCCATTGGCATTTTTTAGATTCTCCTTAGACCACTTACTTAATTCACGCCCTGGGTTTATATAAACATTGAATCTGTCAATTACTTTCCCGCCCTTCATTTTGACAGCCCCCATTTGTACTGGTCTGTCGTCATCAGTTAGGCCAGTTGTTTCGTAATCAAAAAAGATTATTTCCATAGAGTCGTAGCGGTCTTTAAACTCTTGGAAAGTCTGGACACCTTTGAATAGTTGGATAAACTTGCCAGTGAATGGTCCATTGTCTGGGGGTCTCGGCTTAAACGGTGGTTTTGGGCGTTCTTCTGGTTTATTTGTCTCTGTCGTTTGTTCGCTGCTGGACGGGATTGTCATTTCCAAGCGCAACTGATCTGGATTTTCTCTTCTATTCTTTCTTCTCCCAGAAGATAGGCCAGCAGGCATGCGTGTCCACGGCGAGTCGTTTTCTTCTATATCTAGGGCATTTTCTATGTCTCTAGAAAGAACGCTATTCAATGCATAATGTCGCACTTCTGGCGTTGGATGGAAGAATGCGGCAACTCCCTCCGCAAACATTTCAGACATTGATGTATGTGCATATGCAGATCGTGCCCAAGGCAGGGTTTTGTCTGGGCTACCTTCTTGCAAGTTTTTAGCCAGAGGCTTCTCTATGTTGTATTTTTCGGCTATCTGCTTTTGCTTATAGGAATTCTGACTGTTGAATAGCCTGCTGTTAGTTGGCATTTCATCATCTTCAAGCAGGGATGAAAGGAAAAAGTGACCCCATTCATGGCGTAAAAATCCGCCCAGGGTATCGTCAATGACTGCCATATTGCCCGGAGTTAAATAACCAGGTTCTCCAAATTTATACGAGTCACCAATTTCATTTGAAAAGAAAGTCGCCCTCAGATTTCCGTAACTAGTTGCTAGTGGCGGATCTATGTCGCCATCCTGCAGGTCTGGTCTACGCTTTTTAATATCCTCTATGTATGCCTGTTGTTCTGGAAGTTTAATGTACGCATCTTGCGCATCTTTGGTGCGCTTAAAAACCATCGGCATTCCATAATTTGAAACAGCCCATCTAAATGAAGGTGATTCATCTAATGTTTTTTCAATAATATTTCGCATTTCCGTAATTGCTGAATCACTAAAATCAATTTGCTTTTCAGGAGAATCCATAACTGCGTTAAAAAGTAACTTCGCTTGGTTTTCCATTTTTCCACCACTCAGGTGTTTCATTCTGGAGTTCTTAAAAAACTCCCATGCTTCATCTTCATTAGATGGTGTTACCAAACGTGCTATTTGCCGAGGGGTCAAACCCCTGAGCCAGTCTGCCCTGGATGGCGCTATTGGCTTTCCGTCAAGTTCGCTCTTGTCGCCAATTTTGTAGTCAGCAGCTTGATGCTTGCGCATTTTCTGAGCGAGTTCTGGGTCTAGATTTTCAAAAGTTTCGTCTTTTCTGCCTGAACTGATAGATGGTTTACTTACTGCTGGTCGCCTAAATATAGGGCTGTCATCCTGAACAAAGCCATCATTGTCGCCATCAATGGCATTTGGGTCAAATCTCTCAGCAAGACCAGAAGCGCCACGACGCATTCTCTTCGCCGCCGACTTAATTTCCACACGACGGGTGCGCCTATTAACCGCATATCCGCTATCAGTAAAGTCGTTTTGCATATTTATATATTGTAGTTCTTAACCACGGAGTCTCTTACCACACTTTGTGCAAATAGTTGCCCAAGGGTAGAAGCGAGTCATATTCATTGGGTGATCGCACTCCAGAATTGACCTTGCCTTCTCGTCAAGAGTTTCACGAATCCATGATGAGAGCGTTATTTGCGATTCGTCGGCTGCTCTTTTCCAGTATTCCCGCTGCTGCTCCGTTGTCCTTATTAGAACTTGCTTATCTGCAGCAACATCTTCGTCCTTGGCAATATTCTGCACACCCATGGATGTTGATTCCATGACCTTATCCATTGCTGCTCTTATGTTGTTCTGCTTCTTACTCACCGTTTTCCTCAACTATTTCTGCATCAACTATTGATTCTTCTCCGAGCATTTTCTTTACTTGTTCTGGTGGGAGAACACCAGATATACCCATAAGTTCAAGCAATTGGCGTGCTTCGGTTTCTGGATTGAACGCGTCAACTGCCGGTCCAGATTCAATTGCTCCAGCAAGTGTCGCTTTAATCGGCTCAACGTTTTTAGACTGGACATCCATTTGGACATTTAGGTTCACCTGATCCATTCCAAGCAATTTTGTTCTGCGATCCATGATTGCTAGAACTTGCTGAATTGCCTTTAGGTCTGGCTCAACCTGAACTTCTGTCCCATCGTCCATTACTTGTCGCCGGTGTTGGGTTAGTGGCCATATCGCCTGCTGGAGGCTGTCAAGGCGCTCTAGTTCAAGGCGTAAAACTTCTGGATACGCCATTAGAACCTCTCGGTTCATTTTCTCCAACTGCCTCTGGACGGCCTTTGATACAGCAGCAGTACTAATGCCGAATCTTCTTGCTATTTCCTGTGTTGAAGTACCGGCTTGGCGCATCTTGAAAATACGCATATCCCGTTCATTGAGAAATTCTTTTGTGACTATTTTGTTGGACTTTTCATCAGCCATGACTATACCTGTCACAACTTTAGCCCAATTAGGTAGACACCCCAGCAAACTCCAAAACGTGGAATGGAAATAGCTTTCCTCTAGTGATTTTTGTTGGCCATTGGCGTTCATCGCGTGCGCCACGAAAATGCTTCATGTCGTAAACATATGGTGTTGGCGCAGTGAAATCTGGAGTTAATGAAATACCAAATTCTGGCCACCTAGACCAAACAGCAGATCCGAACGGTCGCAAATCTCTCGTTGTCATGCTTGTACCTAGTGGGGCATGGTGCTCAAGCCAAAGGGCGCAATTGTAGACAGTTCTGATGTAGTCAAGATACTTGGCAACCTCAATGGCGACGGATTCAGATGTTCTGCCACCTGGGTCAACGAAAGCCTTGTAAAGAGGTCCCAATATAAGTATCTCTGGCTTTGACTGCTCAATCTGCTTCTCTAGCAAAGCCCTGTCTGTCATTTTAAGTAAATCAAGACCAGATGGAAGCGTAAACAAATGTGTATTTGGCTTTTTATTGCCAGATCTGGAGATTGCCGCCTCCATAATCCTACGAGTGGTTCGCCTAATAATTCTTTCTGGGTTCTCCAAGTCAACTGTTAGTGTTCGTACTGGCGGTATTTGCTGGAGGCTAAATGGGTGAATACCACAAGATGAAAGTATGGCAACCTGCCTAGCCATCATGGTCTTTCCAACGCCTTCGGCTGCGACGATAATTACACGCTCGCTTCGCTCAAGAAGCCCAGGAATTATCCAGTCATAGGAATCATCATCAGACTCTTTAATGAACTCGTCCCACATAACGAGTCTTCCAATGTTCATTGGCTGCTCAACGCCAATCATTGAAATCATGGAATCTGCTTTTATGAGTTTCTGTTGTGGAGAAATATCCTCACGAAGCAAGAGTTCAGCTATCTGCTCAACAGCTAACTCATGCTCTGTTTTTTGTTGACTTTCCTCCACGACAGGAGATCCAGCATCAACTTCCACCAAATCGCTGAAATGACCACCAAGAACTATATGATCCGTAATGTCTTTTGCAATATCTGACCGCAAAATGCTAACCGTGCACCCAGCAGCGGATAATTCGGAGTGCACCAAAACGGCATGTTTTATTCCGGGCTCGTCATTATCTGCAATTATCGTTACGGAGCCACCACGTAAAGCCTCCGTATGTATGTCAAGCCACTTGCCAGCGCCACCCGGCATAGTTGTTGCAATTGCTCCCCGTTCTATGAGCGTGTCAGCATCTTTTTCCCCCTCTACCAAGAAAATTCTGTCGCCGTTGCGTACGGCATCCAAGACGCTAGGGAGGTTGTAGAGAACTTTTGGAGTATCGCCCAGCGAGTACGACCACTCATCCTTTTTCCCATCCGCTGGTTTCCTCTGTCTAAAAGTTTTCTTACCGTCTTGGTCAACGTACCTAACTTTTTGGAAAAGAAGGGTGCCATTTTCATCAACGTAGTCATACGCCTTGACAAATTGAAGCGACTGTTTCTTATCAGAAGATTTATCTGGCTGTTTCTCTGGCATTAAATCAGCAACTTTTATTCCTACAGAAGAGCAGATATCTCCAACATTGCATATGCCCCTATGGCAGTGAACTAAAGCCCTGCCGTCATTGCCTTGACTTACAACAAGGCTTGGATTGTTGTCATCATTCCTGCATGGGCATCTGGCCTGCCAGCCAGTATTAGTTTCCCGCACACCCTCAAGTCTGTCTAAGAGATTTTGTACCGGAGCAGATGCTGTCATGCAGATTCCTTATGGGATAAATGCATATTCTCAGATCCATTTGCGTTGATTGATCCGCGCCCAGGGACATTAATCCGCGCTTCCCTCGAGAGAGTTATTCCCCTTTTCCAGCGAATTTCTGCTCTTTCAAGTTCCGTTTTCCCACCCCATGTGCCGAACGGTTCATGCCGTAGAGAGTATTCAAGACAATGAGTCCGAACCTCGCATCCTCTGCACGTTTCAAGAACGAGATTCTCGTGCTCTCGTCTAGTTTGTCGCTCCTGAGCATTTAGTCCGCCTTTCTTCGTTACTGGAAACCAAATCTCAATTGATTGACCAGCACACGCTCCGTGCTCTGGAGCAATGTCGTAAATGTCTCCCACATCCCCCTCCTTGGATTGTTAATTAGGATTTTGAAATCCTAGCAACATCCAACGGCGAAAGAAAGACGATGGCGCTTTTAATTACAAATTTCCCATCAACATCCCCAACGGATACATCAACTGCATCAGCAGGAACAGAAAATTTAGCAGCAATTCCAGCCCTTACTTTTTCAACAGTCATTTCAAAGTCTGTCAATGACTGCTCTTCTTCTGCGTCAATTATTAAAATAGGCGGAGCAGACAGCGATTTTATTTCTTCTGATTTTTTTTCTGATCGCAAACACCAAACACATGCAAGAGAAGCAGAAGTTGATGCACGTGGTCTGCTCTCGATATGACCACAGGAAAGTTTGTGCTGATATGTGACGCTACCCCAAGCGCCAGTTTTGCTGATTTCTAAGACTTTTCGCTTGGGAGCACGCCTGTGCTCTGTCGTCATTTTTTATTACTTTGACCCAAACTTAAAAAGTTTCTTCCAGATAGAAATCTTCTTCATTTGCTCTTGCACGTGAGCAATATTTTGATTGAGGATGGCTGTTGCCTCTTCTGCAATCGGTGCAATATTCTTCTGAGCATCATCTATCGTTTTATTAACGAGTTCAGCCAATTTCTCGCGGTCAATGAAATCGCTGGGCGATGACTCTTCTGTTTTCTTTGTTGATTTTGCTGCAGCCTTTTTAGCCGGAGCCTTCTTTGCTGCAGCTTTCTTAGCCGGAGCCTTCTTGGCTGGAGCCTTTTTTGCTACTGCTTTTTGCTGTGGTTTCTTGTTGTTTGCCATGTCGGAGATAATAATCATGACCCGTGCCGTGGCAGGGGAACTGCCTCCCCTACGCACATAAAAAAAGGTTTACTCTGTCCAGGATGGAGGACAGTTACGGCGACAATTTCAGTAAATTGGCGCTTGCTGCTACCTCTGCACAAATAGCGAAAATATATTGCGTTAAGGAATTTGGTGTTGGCGAAGACTTAACGTTTAATTTTATGGGTTGGAATAATGATGAATTGGTAATCATCTGCCAGATGACTAAGGAGATGATGAAAATACACCCTGATGAACGTCTTGAGAAGTGCACGATGCTAGTTAATACGTTAAGGAAATACTGGGGAATAACTGCGATAACGATGGTTGCAGAGGGTTACTGCTCAATGGATCCAGAAAAAACAAAAGGCGTTGAGCTGGCAAAAGCATTTGCTAAGCCAGATTCCGGCGTTGAGGAATGCCTAACACTTACACATGCTGAACTTTTTGATGACAATAGTATTGAGGTAAATTTAGTTGCTTTACCGTATACCTATCAACTCGGTAAAACGGTTTCATGGTTTGAGATGCTTTCTTGGCCGAACAAAGCGAGTTCTGTTCTTCGTAACTCCAAGTACCCGATCATGTTGGAAAAGTCGCTCAAAATACAAATTGATGAAAGTGAAATACCGCCAGAAGCTTATGACGAACTGCGTAGGCAAATGACTGAAAGCGGTTTTCATATGCAAGAATTTTTTTAGATAAAATATATTTATGGATCACAAATTTTACGACTCTCCATTCAAGAGAGAAGAAACAACTGCTAGAAGAATCTTTGATGATACTGTCGCTCTTGGTGCAGACAGGGAGCCCTGCATCGTTTGTGGTCATCCGACTGGTGATTGTGCCCCGGAATTCCAAACACCAATCAAAATTGCTGGATTCGCTACTACCGAATCACTGAAGGATGTCCAAACATTTTACGTTGAGGAAGACATTTATGTTGATAAGCAAATAACACCTTTCACAAAAACAAAAGTTCTATTGCACCGAGCTGGGAAAAATATCCCATACCGAGAAGCAGAAAAACTTGGTTTGCTTGGGGATAAGGGTGTGGATACTGATTGTGAAAAAGAAAACGAAAGTTAAGACGACTTTAGACTCTTTCAGTATTGACCGATGAGTTACAATCGTTACTTCATCCAACAACGGCACACCTAGGAAAAGTATGACAATCTTAGAACAATCATTTGTAGATTCGTATTCCCTAAAAACAGCTCCTTGGGGTTTTAGCGGGCTTGGGGAAATAGTTTTCCTACGCACCTACAGCAGAAAAAAGGAAAACGGTGAAACCGAGACGTGGCCAGAAACCATTCAGCGCGTCATTAACGGTGCTCACGCAATTGGCGTTCCATATACAAAAGAAGAGGCTGAGCAACTCTTTGACCACGTTTTTAACCTTCGTTGCTCATTCAGCGGCAGGGCGTTATGGCAACTTGGCACTCCTATGGTGGATAAGTTCGGCGGAGCCTCGCTCAACAACTGCTATTTCACGAACATTGAAAAGATTGAGGACTTTGAATTCCTTTTTGAGTACCTCATGCTCGGCGGTGGAGTTGGCTTTTCTGTTGAGCGCTCAAAGATACATGACCTGCCAAAAGTTAGGGGTGGAGTTGTAATTACTCATGAGCGCACTAACGATGCAGACATAATCGTCCCAGACAGTCGTGGTGGTTGGAAGCGTCTCCTGCATAGCGTCCTGAAGTCATACTTTGAGACCGGAAAGTCATTCTCTTATTCAACGATTCTTGTCCGTGAATACGGTGCACCACTCAAGGGGTTCGGTGGCACTGCGTCAGGCCCAGGTGCACTAATTGATGGCATTGCAGACATATGTAAAGTTCTTGACGGACGCGTTGGGAAGAAGTTGCGCTCCATTGATGTTTTGGATATCTGCAACATCATTGGACGAATTGTTGTCTCTGGCTCTTCACGTCGCTCTGCTCAGATTTCAATGGGCGACCCCGATGACGTTCTCTTCCTTCGTGCAAAAAACTGGTCATCTGGTTCTGTCCCAGCATGGAGGGCAAACAGCAATAACTCCATCTACGCAGACGGATACGACGAACTCCCCTCTGAACTGTGGAAGGGGTACGACGGTTCGGGTGAGCCATACGGATTGATCAACCGCAAACTTGCTCGTGCGCAGGGGAGGCTTGGGGAGAAGCGCCCAGACAACAGCATTGAGGGTTTCAACCCATGTGCTGAGATTGGTCTTGCTGACGGCGAGTCATGCAACCTTGCGACAATATTCCTTCCGAATATTGAGAGCATTGAGCAGTTCAAGGAAATCTCACGACTGCTCTACATGACGCAAAAGCACATCACTCGCCTTGCGTACCCATATGAGAAGACTACGAATATTGTTCGCCAAAACGCTCGTCTTGGGCAGAGCATCACTGGAATCCTTCAGGCAACAGAAGACCAAATTTCATGGCTTTCACCCGTCTACTCCTACCTCAGGGAAGTAGATAAGGAATACTCAACAAAGAACGGATTCCCGGAGTCGGTGAGAATTACAACAGTTCAACCCTCTGGCACCCTTTCATTGCTTCCTGGTGTAACACCGGGTGTTCACCCTGCTTACGCGCCTTACTACATTCGGCGTGTTCGTTTTGGATCAAATGATCCGCTCGTTGAGGCATGTCGCAAGCGTGGCTATAAGGTTGTTTGGGACATTGGCATTGACGGACGCGAGGATCACACTCGTTACGTTGTTGAGTTCCCATGCAAGTCGCCAGATGGGTCAGTTCTCGCTAAAGACATGACGGCAGTTGAGCAACTTGAATGGGTTAAGAAGATGCAGACGGAGTGGGCAGACAATGCTGTTTCCGTCACCGTCTACTATCGCAAGGAAGAGCTCCCAGCGATAAAGGAATGGCTTGAGAAGAACTACGACAAGAGCGTCAAGTCTGTTTCGTTCTTGCTTCACTCAGATCACAACTTCTCTCTCCCTCCGTATGAGGAAATTGAGAAAGAAACGTACGAGAAACTCTTCAGTAAGATTGACATGAGTGTTCCGCTGATCCAAACATCATTTGGAATGATTGATTTTGGGGATTGCGAAGGCGGAGCCTGCCCAGTACGCTAGGGGGTGGCTAGCCCCTATAGCTCAGTTGGTAGAGCAGCGGACTTTTAATCCGTGTGTCGCAGGTTCGAGCCCTGCTGGGGGTACTTCTATGCAAGCGATGAAGCATGAAATTAAGTGGCTAAAAAGTCTTGACTTTCTTGCCCAGCAGTTTTCAACCTGTGCCAAGAGGCAGTATGCAGCAATAGTTCTCGCCCCCAACAGAAGGGTTGCTGGGTTTGGCTATAACGGTTCGCCACCAGGCGTTGCGCACTGTGTTGACGGAGCATGCCCACGACTCCATGCAAATTCCGCTGCGGGCAGCAACTATGACACATGCATTGCTCAGCACGCTGAGGCTGGGGCACTTCTTTGGTCAGATGCGTCCATGAGGATGGGTGGTACAATAATTGTCAATGGGCCGCCATGCATGGGGTGCGCAAAGCTGATAGCAAGTTCTGGGCTGACGAGGTTGATTTACAAGATTGACCCAGAATACGTATATGAGCAGTGGCCGATAATTGACAAGTTCCTATCTGATGCTGGTATAGTGTCAATCGGTGTGAACGTGGCGTAATTCCACGGAGAGATGGCAGAGCGGCTGAATGCACCTGTCTTGAAAACAGGAGTGGGTTTGCGCCCACCGGGGGTTCAAATCCCTCTCTCTCCGCAAACAGACTGTCTGCTTACAGAAATGTAGGCATCCGAGTCCTAGGCTCGGCTTAAGCCAGTCTGTCAGGGCCGATTAGTGTAGGGCACACTTTCCCTTTGGGGGAAAGAGGCGAGGGAAGTCCCCTCATCGGTCTGCAACGTAAATACTGGTACCCAATCCCCTAAGCACCATGACCATAGTGGTGTGCTGACGAGCAAGGCGAGGAAGGCTAAGGCGCGGACCGTAGCGCCAGTATTTACCTCAGTGGCGAGTAGCTCAGTTGGCAGAGCAAGGGACTGTTAATCCCTGGGTCGCAGGTTCGAGCCCTGCCTCGCCAGCCACCCATTTGACTATCATTGACCGCTTGGGTGAGGCTCTCTAGAGGGTGATAGTCTTCAAAGGTTCCTCTCCGGTGATACGGGTTACGGCCCTTCCTTCTATACGGATAGCCGGAGAGGTCATTTGAGCGTAGTGGAGGGAAAAGATGGGGATTGATGACGATTACGACGATGAAAAGCATTATTACTTTAATAATAAAGAAAAAGGAACATCATTTTTCGTAAAACAAGTTGAACAGGGTCACGAGTGGACTAAATACATTGCTGAAATATTTAACAATAATGGCGTAGCGTGCCGTGTTGAGGAAATAGAGATTGCCAAAACTGTCGGACAGAGGAAAAAGTTTTATAACGAGCAAGACATCATCTTGACAAAAATGCCTGGATGCATAGAGACAAAGTCACAAAGTAGGCACTTCACAGATGATCCCAAAAGTTGGCCATTTAGGAAAACAATTGTTGACACAAAATTAGGTTGGTCTAGGAAATCGCCAAAACCTCTAGCAGTAGTATTAGTCAGCATCCAAACAGGCAAGTCCCTAGTTATCCCTCGTAGCACTGAAAATCAGTGGTGGGAAGAGAATCTTTATGACAATTTCAGAAAAATAAATGACACATTCCTATGTGCAAGTACAGATGTTCTGCGACCAATGGATGATCTAATTGATTTCCTAGTAAGAAGACAACACAAATATTCAAATAAATAAAAGGAGACAAACTATGGCAATTGGTGCTGGGGCAGAAATAGGAATTGTCTTTGGTCGCTGGGGCGACATGAGTGAGAGGGAAAAAGATTTATGGTGTTCAACATTCCGAGAGAGATTCGGCGCAGATTTGCTGAAAGGTTACGCAACGCTGCACTATCCAGTTCGGGAGAAGTTGAGTCCACAAACTGACTAATATTTCTCATTTTGTGATAACTATGGGGAGTGGTGTAATTGGCAACACGGCAGGTTTTGGTCCTGCATTTCAGGGTTCGAGTCCTTGCTCCCCAGCAAATAATTTATTCGTTTTCTACTGATCCAATTCTTGGAAGAAGGCGTTTTGACCCGGACCAAGCTTGGCGTAAGTTTTCACCATCTGGTGTAGTTATGTCTCCACCATTTAATAATGGGCCAATATTTCCAGAAAGAAGCACAAGATCACCAATACCAAATAAAGCAAGAGTTATGCGTTTCCTGCGCCATTCTTGATTAACTGTTATCTGCTGTATCTTTGAAGATTCTCTGAACCATTGTAGATATGCAACTCTAATTGAATTTCCAACACCAAAATTTGTTACTTTTATATTTTTTTCTAATAACTTTTTCCCTTTAACAATTGTTCCTGGTTCAAAATCATCACCATACATAGCATGAATAAAGACAAAAGGTATTTGCGGTCCACCTGGATATGGGGAGTTGACTTCATGAAGTACATACCAAAGAGGTGGAGTTATTCCAACAATATCTGGATCTCTCCAGTTCATGAATAGATTTCCATCCAAATCTAAAGATGAAAACCATAGGTGCTCTGCTTCGGTTGGCTTTTCTGGCACAGTAATTATTGAAGGTTTGGGATAATCATCCGAAGAGAATGCGTGAACCTCATCCCACTCATTGCTTAGTGTCCCAGATTTCCAAAACCAGAGTGTTTTAAACGCCATCTATGAACTATATCAGTCGTTCCACCATGCATCCCATGCTGGAGTCGGAGCAGATTGCGTATCTGGTGACCACATCCCAGTGTAAGCAATGTGTATTGTTATATTTGCTGAACCATTTTCATAATTATCCCAGTTACCGCCACTATTATAAACAAATACAGAAAGTATTTCATCGGTATTCATAATAGATAAATCTGTTTTATATGTATTTTGAGCCCATTCCGTTTCGTCCCAGCTAGTGTTTCCCCAACCAACATTTGCTGGATCATCAATTTCCGGGGCGCCTTTTGCTGTACTCCTGAATGCTAGTAGTCCAGAGTTGAGTGCTGTGACTTGCGCTGCCTGACCCTCTGGGCGATCATCTTGGTTACCAAGATACATTGTCGGTTTTAGTGATTCATCTGGAACTATTAGATATGGCTTTTCTGGATCTGAACCAAAAAAGTTTGTCATATCAGACGGCATATCATATGGATTCATCTGAATTTTTGTATTACGTGACTTCCATGCAGCTAGTTTTAGCGTTCTTTCCGCATCAAACCAATCACCATCAACACCATTGAAAAGATCTTGATTTGCGCTGAACCAAATATTTTCAATTCTCACACGAAATGGGAATGCAACGCTAACGTATTTATCGCCATACAGATGAAATGGGAGATTATAGGTAATTATTGATGGTGGGATGATTCCAGACATTTGTGTCCTTTCGGTCATTAGTACTATACATTATTTTATTAAGTTAATTTAATTAGTATTATCAATTTATGCATTACTTCACGGCGGGGGCGTGTGTTAGACTTCTAAGCCTTTTGGAGGTAAATAAATGTCAGAAGAAATAGATTGTAAAAAGCCGTTCCACAAGCACCTCATGCTTCGTGGCTATTGCTCAAATCCGCCAAAATCTACTGAGGATACAATTATCTGGCTTCGTGGATTTGTGTGGTTTCTGGGCATGAAAATACTCCAAGGACCATTTTCCTCATACGTAGATGTGCCCGGAAATCGTGGGATTACCGCAGTTGCGATGATTGAAACATCGCATATAGCTTTTCATGTATGGGACGAGTCTGATCCAGCGCTTATCCAGCTTGATGTCTATACCTGTGGGTCACTTGACGTAGATGCAGCAATGGAAAAGATTGCCAGTTTCTTTGGACTTACTTCTTTTGAATATTTGGTCTACGACAGGGAAAATGGATTTGACTTGATAAGGTCTGAATCAGTAAATTAAAAAGGGGCGAGTGGCGGAACGGCAGACGCGCCAGGTTTAGGTCCTGGTTCTTCGGAGTGGGGGTTCAAGTCCCCCCTCGCCCACTATGGAAAATGATGCCGTGACACGTCTGCGTTTGCACTACCACAGGCAAGCAAAACTAAATCCACGCATGAAACCTTTTATCCGCATTAGCCGGTGGCGTGGTTTCACTATCATTATCGGCAGGAACGAATTTGGAGTGTTATGGAAATGAGTGATGACATTATGACCCGACATCATGGGTTTCCAAATGACGATATTGTGACCACGCTTAGAACAATGGTGCAATTCACTAATGCTGTGGCTGGCGGTGTTTGTTGGCGAGCAGCCGACGAGATTGAACGCCTACGGGCAGACATGAAAGAACTATTGGAAATCACCAAATTGTTTGCCGATGAAGGCGAATGCCGAAACTATGAGAAACAGTGGGGATATTGCACACATAGCCATTGCGATTGGCATGATGCAGAGCATATGTGGGAATCATTCTGCATGAGCAGGGGAATTTAATGAATAAGAAGCAAATGAATGAAGTTCGGGCTGAAGTCAACAGATGGTACGACCTGATGGACAATCCTGAATGGGATGAAAACACAACGGCAATGTGGGCTATGGCTGAAGAGATTGTGCGCCTACGAGAAGAACTGGATTCCTATAGAGAACGAAACGCTTGGGTTGAACGCCATGACTGATGACATTATGACCAAGGAATGTAAAGCATTTGAATGGATTGGGCAGTCCATTCTCTGCTGTGACGGATGTGGAAAACCAATTTTTGACCATGATGGAGATTCACGCTCTCATGGTGGACCTTTTAGCGGCACCTTCCGCCTCGTACCGTTCCCCCCGAAAGTGGTTGCTCAATGGCTCCTTGACGGCATGATTGACCAAAAGCGAGCGGCCCACCTACTAAGCGTTACAGAGGAGATTCTCCATGACTGATGACATTGTGACCCGACTACGGAACCATATCCGAGGAGACTTTGAAAAAACTTCCGAGTTTATGTTGCGTCTAGCCGCTGACGAGATTGAACGCCTCCGTGCAGAACTTACCACAGCACAAACAATGTGGATGTTGGAAGAAGCCCAAAAGAACAAATGGAAATCTTTATGTCAAGGAATTGTTGAAGCAATTACTGACGAAGGTAAAGAGCCAGCGTTTCACCACAAAATTATGGCTAAGCACCGTTCAGAGTGGAAGACTTTATGGGAAAGAATTGATAAAACAATTAGGGCGGTGCGTGGTGAGTGATGACATTGTGACCCGACTACGGGAATGGGATGCAGACCCTGCAACAGACATGAAGGATTGCCCTTTCTGCGATGGTGTTCGCTGGCGTGGTCATCTTGACCATTGTGTTTTGAAGCATGCTGCTGATGAGATTGAACGACTGCGTACTGCGTTGGCGCTTGCCGTAGGCGAACTATCCACGCATGCCCAGTATTCGGTGTACTCGCCTGAGCAGTTGATGCAGCAGTTTCTGGAGGATGCCCGCCATGAGTGATGACATTGTGACCCGACTACGGGAACTAGCGGCAAAGCAAGACGCTGAATGGTCTGACCCAACCGATGCGCCTTTGACCATGTATCAAGTTGCAGCCGATGAGATTGAACGCTTACGGGAATGGAAGAAAGTTGCCGACTTGTTTGGCATTGCGTTCCGCATGGATGAGTTTGGTCAATACCCCGTCACTAACGGCGACGATGTTCATCAGGCGGTTCTAGCGTGGGAACGAGCCAGATACAAATTCAATGATTACGGAGTTGAGAAATGAATGATGACATTGTGACCCGACTACGGGGTTTAAAAACTGCGGACGTATTTTTACTTTGCAACGAAGCCGCTGATGAGATTGAACGTTTACGAGCCGCCAACGCAACCTTGAGTTCATTTCTCCATCCGATTGGCACAGTTATTGATGGAGGTAAACGATGACCGACAACATTACAATCATTTTTAATGTTTCATGGTTGGCATTCGTCCTTTCTTTGGTTGTATGGGCACAATACTCAACAAGGAGGAAGCGTGGCTGACGACACTGTGACCCGGCACTTTACATCTAGTTCGGCGCAAACGTTCTATGTAGACGGAGACAGTATTTCGTCGCTTGACCCCGATACGGAAGCAGGGTTTTGGTTGTGGATGTATCACGGAGCGATTGACATGATTTATGCGTTGGAGCAACAACTAAAGACTGTGCGTATGGAATTGGAGAATTGTCGTGAGCGATGACATTGTTGTGAGGCTACGAGAAGTTTCTCCATCTGAAGATGCGGAACAAGCATCGTATTTATTGACAGATGCCGCTGATGAGATTCTGTCGTACAGGGGAACTGTAAGGGCGTTGGACGAAGAGATTGAAAGCCTACGGAAAGACTTGGAACTAGCCATTCAGGTGAAACAGTTTGTGTCTTTCTGGTGGGATGACCCAAGCAAGGTTGGGGAGTGCTGTGCCGCTTGGGATAAACTCCCTGAAGAAGTCAGAATGTGGGTACTTGAATGACTGATGACATCATGACACGACTACTTGATTTTCGGCTGCTGAAAGATACTGACCTGGCAAAACTGCTACTGGACGCCGCTAATGAGATCGAGTGGCTCCATGAAATAGTTGAAGGGCTATTAGCAGGATGCTCCCATCATGCTGATGGAGATTTGCCATTTGGGGAATGCGAATGGCATACGGCCTACATGGCCTACAGAAGTAAATATCCTGCTCAAATGAATGAATATCAAAAAATGTGGGCAGAAAAATTAAAGGAATCAAACAATGAGTGACGACATCGTTACCCGACTACTGAATATTGCCACCCTTCGTGGCCCCATGTCAGGTAACGCTATTCCAACAGCATGCCTTGAGGCAGCTAATGAAATTGAGCGCTTGCGTCAATCTGGTGACTCTCTGGAGAAGTCAATTCGCACCGGAACTGGCGTAGATGATGCCATTGACAGATGGGCAGAATTGCGTGCTGAATGATGTATAGTCATA